AATCGGGTTCGCTACTGTGTCCTATTTGCAACATTATATTTCCCTTTGTATGATATAAACATTATCGCCGTCATTGTCTTTTGCAACATAACAGATTCTTGCAATATAATAATCTGGTATCTGCAATTCCTTGTCGTCAATACTGCCCGTGCCGTTGGTTTCGTATATCTTTGCGACCTTGTCATAATACTGGTTGCCCTTGTCTATGCAAACCAAATCTGCTTGCACAATATCGCTCCACACCAAACTTGGTATGCTTTCGATTTCCCAATCTAACTCATCGTATTCCAACTGGTCTTCATACCAGTCCATAATACAATCTGCAAAACGGTCAAGGTCTGGTCTGTGGTGTTCAATTATATCATCTAACGCCCCTTGAAACAAACTTAAAACATAATTTTTTCCAAGTTGCATTGTGTAGTATTCGTATGCCATATTTTATTCCTTTTTTAATCTAACTCTATTTTTATTTGTGCAACCTTGCCTGATAACAATTCATAGTTATACCAAGCATAATCGTCTATGCGAAAACCGTCATCGCTGTCATTGAACAAACGAAACAACATATCGCCAAATTGTATATCTGCAACTTGCCTTGTCATATTTGCAAGCGACACCGAATAACCACAATCGCCTGCATTGCCTATCAACTCCTTGATTGCGCCGTCATAATCAAGCCCCTTGCCCATAATGATTTCGCAAAAATCATCGTAGGTGTTGATTATTTTTCTTGCGTCTGCCATATCTATCATATTCATCTTTGTCCCCTTTGTCTTTGTTATTCATAGTTTATTTGTGAATACTCATACTTTGTGCCAACACGCCATTTTTCATAATAGGCAGATTGCCAACCGTCTTTTTGCAACGATTCAACATATCTTTGTGCTAGTTTTTCGGTTGCGCACACACAAAAAACATCACTGTCGCAATCGCTTTCGTATCTATAAACGATATATACCTTGTTCATCTTGTCCCCCTTTGTTATTTTAATCTGTTCAGTTGTTCAACAACTTCGTTTTCGGTCATAGACAAAACCTGTTCGCCAAATGTTCCATTGCCGCTGTCCCACACTTCATAAAAACTGCTGTCTTTGTCCATATACGGCTTGCCGTTTTTATCGTGTATTGTCCCGACAAGATATAAACTATCATCTATGCCCCAATCATAATCAAACAATTCGCCGTCATAATTATACCCACCCAATCGCTTGCCTGCCTGCTCAAAAGTCAAGCCCTTGATTTCTTTGCGTATCGCCTTGATTTCTTTCAATAATTTCTTGAATATCTTTTTGTCCATTTTATGCTCCTTTTATATGTTTGATTTCCATTATTTGTGCCATTTGTTCAGTATAATCGCTTTCGTCTTGCTCATCGCAAATAACATTATTTATATCGCAATCAAGTTTTTGCAATATCGCAACTACCGTTTCGATTTCATAACCCAATTCATCTGCAACACAAGCAATAGCAACTTGTTGCGTTGATAGCAGGCGTTCAAGAAATTCGCACAAGGCATAACACATACCTTTTGTATATTTTCTATCGTCCGTCCATTTTGATAAATCAACCATTGTTTGTTTTATCATCATCGTCCCCTTTGATTTCGTGTAAATATGTAAAACCACTGTCTTCGTGTCTGTCCCAATCTTCGTGGTCTTCGGTTGACCAGTCATAATCGCTTGCACAGGTTTCAAGAATTTTTGTATTGTCGTCCCAGTCAAGCAATTTTGCCAATTCATCTGCCGTCATATTTTCAATATCTTTGTCTGTTTCAATAATCATTGTTTGATTCACATACACAGACACCCACTCGCCAATAATAATTTTGTGCTTTTTCATTTGTTGCCCCTTTTTGCTAGTGTGATTTCACATTGCCAAATATCTTGTATAAATTCCAATGTAAAATCTTTGTTTGTTATATGTTCGTTTTGCACAAGGTCATCGTATTCAGGGTAGCCCTTGAATCTGTTGCGAATTTGCGCCTTGCTCAACGGCTTTTCAAATGTATCAGACCACCACCCTGCCCCTTGCAAATCTGTTATTGTGTATTTTTTACTCATATCTTGCCCCTTGTTATTGAAAGATGATTCTTGTGCGTGGTGGCACACCAAGGCGTTCCCTTGTTTCTTGTTTTACCAATCTCATCATTTCTTGTTCGGTATAAAACATATACGACATACGGAATAATTCCCACCCGTTGCACAAGACCGTGAAAGTGTTGCCGTCCCTGTATAATTCCAATCTATCAACGATTTTTGCCATTTATTCCCCCTTTGTTGCTTTGAAAGTTTTAATTTTGTGTGGTATCATTATTTCTTGTTCAACGATTTCATAATCTTGCAAAAACCGTTCAACAAAATCGACAATATCTTGTGCCAATTTGCGAAACATTTTCTTGACATTGCCCGACACGCTTTGTTCATCAAGCCCCCGCATATATGTTTCTATGCGTGTTTCCCCTGTTTCATAGTTGCGAATCTTGCAAGATTTATACAACACAAGATACCCACCACTACGACCATTGAAACCTGCCGTGTATTCATAATCACAAGCCCGTTGAAAATCATCTATCATACAAGATATTGTATCGTATATTTCTGCGGACAAGTTGTCATCGCTCATTATTTCATACGCCTTGTTGCGTAAATCTTTGCGAATCACATTATAAATTTTCAAATTATACGCCAACGAATCTTGATTGTTCCAACTGTTCATTGTTGCATACATTATACGCTTTCCAATTTTCATCTGTTGCCCCCTTTGTTGTATTTGTTGATAAAAAACAATTCATACCCCGTATTTGCCAATTCATAAAAACAAAATCTTTTTGCTTGTTGTTGCGTTTCAAATTGTTCAACAACAACTTTGCCAACACCGTTTTTGTATCGCACACCAATCATTTGTTGCCCCTTGTTTTATCTGTTCATATCATAGAAAAACCATAACACCGCACAAATCAAAACTGTAAATATAAAACCAACCATTTTTGCCCCCCTTTGATTTATTTTATAACAAATGTATCTATACCCATTGACGCACACAAATCAGTTGCCTTGACCGCCTTGCCCGCCCGCAAATCTTTTATATTTTGTTCAAATGTTTTTTTGCTTTTTACTTTTGTTATTTTCATTTTTGCCCCCTTTGGTTTATTGTTCATCGCTTGTTATTTTCACATAGTCCATAATCAAATCGCTTGCAATCTCAATACAATCTTGCTCATAACTGTCTGTATCAAGATTTTGCAAAATATAAAACTCAATCACAACTTGCGACAATCGCTCAAAATCATCGTGCAAATCGTGCATAAAATCATTATAATTGTTTGGCACAAAACTTGTGAAACCGTCCCTTGTTGTAAAATTTTCGTGCAAATACTCATTGAAAGCACCGCAATTTTCTTGTGTCCATATCAACAATTTGTCCCAGTCCACTGTTATTTCCATTTCCAATTTGTCCGTTTCAAAATTGTAAAAACGGGGGCTTTGCAAGGCAACAAATTGCATATCTTTTATAATATCATTGCTACCTTGCACTATGTTTGAAAAAAGGGCTTTCACACACGCTTTTGCAACTGCTTGTTGATATTTTTCAAAAGTATAAACCCCTTGTTCATCATCGTAAAAATCGTAGTATTCTTTGTCTGTTAAATTTTCGCTTTCTGTTGTCAAGTTGTATAACATATCACTATTATACAAAATCGAATCATAAAACCCCGCAAAAATTCTTGTGTCCCAGTTGATATATTTCATCTTTTTATACATTGCCCCGCCCCTTTGGTTTTAATAATTGCCTGTTATTTCATCGAACATATATCGCAAATCAGTTGAACATTTGTCGATTGCGTTCGATTCATCAACCAAATGTTTTATTTCCCTGTTGTCCCCTTGTGCAATTTCAAAACAACAACCGTCTATTTCATCGACAATATCATAAATTTTTGATATATCGCAACCCAACAATTCAAAAATCTTGTATATTGTGTCTTGTTCAAATTGCTTGTCCATTGGCATAAAAGGGTCTTGCAAGTGATTGTGCATTTGCCCCGCAAGGTTGACAATTTCAGCCCAGTCAATTTTTTTATTCATCATCATTTGCCCCTTTAATTTCGTTTATTTTTTCAACCAAATCATCAAAACATTGAACATAATCATCTATTTCATCATCGACCTTGTCAATTTGTTCATCGGTCAATTCTATATCATTGTCAATACAGTATTGCAAGCACCACAAAAGCAAAATTTCGTGTCGGTTGTCGTTCAGTTGTTCAAAATTGTATTCGTATTGACCCGCTTGAATCAACCGCATAAAATCAAAATTGTTGCTATCTATACCCTGATTCTTGACCGCTTGTTCAATATAATCAGTTGCATTGTGATATTCTTTCAACCAGTCAATCAGTCCCGACCAGTATAAATCAACGCCGTTGTCCGCAATTTGTGAAAATATATCATCGACATAGTCATCGGTTGCCCGTGTATAGTCCGTGATATTTTCGCAAATATCATCATCGAATTTTATATTTTGTTCAATATATTTTTTGATATTTTCAGTTGACATTTGTTGCCCCTTTTGTTTTGATTTATTATTGTCTTGACAATTCGTTTTTGTTTTTCCCTTGTCTTGACATTGCATAATATAACAAAAAACGCAACAAAAATCAACAAAAAAATTTTACAAAATACAACATTTTTTACTTGACAACCCGCAACCCAGCAAGAATCAGGGCTTTTTTTGATAAAATTTTTTTTACAAAATACAAAAAAACGGGGCTTTTTATTGCCCCGTTGGTTGATTTGTCTTGTGGTTTACAAGTTGATATTGTAGTTTTGCAAAAAATACGCCTTGACATTTTGGTTGATTCGGTTGTATTTTTCGATTGCTTTTTGCGGGGTCATAGATTGACCCAAAAAGCCCCGCAAGCGTTCAAATTCGATTTGTGCTTGTTGTTTTGCACTGGTTGAATCAAAAGCGAATAATTCAATAGATTCGATAATAGATTTTTGCATAATTTGCCCCTTTTTTTATTGGTTGATTGTGATTGTATTGTATTTGATTTTGTGTTCATTTGCATATTTTACAACGGCGTTGACATTAAACGAATCTTTTATCATTTGTTCATCAACAAGGTTGTAGTTTTTGACAAGGCGTGCATATTTTACAACCCCGCCCCGCACAAATTGAATCATTGAATACTTTTTCATATTTGCCCCTTTTGGTTTTATTTGTTGATTTATTCGTATATTTTGTCCCACAAGCAAGCGCAAAAGCCCGCAAGAAACAAGAAAAGAAACATTAAAAGCCCGCCCCGTATATCATAATAGACACGCCCCGCAAAATCGAAAAACCCGAACAAAAGCCCGAAAGCCCCGCAAGACACGCCCGCAAGCAAGCAATGAAAAAAAGATTTGATTTGTTCATAAATAGACATAATTTGCCCCCTTTTTTTGATGATTTGCGGGGCAAGACACGCCCGCCCCGCAACAAGTTTATTTTGTGATTGTGCGAATACCATTTTCGAAAGTATAAGACAATTCATATTCATCATAATCATTTATTGGTTGATTGTCCCAATATAATTGACCCCTTTTGTGATGAATTGGCAAAAACGCCCGCAACCGTTCACAAGTTGTTTTTGTGTCCCAACCACGCAAGCAAAAACAAGTATTGCCCCGTTCATTTGTCCACAAAATCAAATTGCCGTGCAAATATAATCTTTTGCCGTGTTCATCACAAATAACCGTTGTATTTGTATTTGAAAAGTTGACCCCGAAATTGAAAGCGTCTTTCGCTTTTTTTGTTATGATAAACATATTTTGCCCCTTTTGGTTTATAGTTGATTTATTTGTTTTTGATGAAAGCAAAAAAGCCCCGCACGCACAAGGCGGGCAAGGGCAATCAAAAAAGATTCTTTTCGCTTTCATCATATCAACATTATAATATAGTGAAAATATGTTGTCAAGCGAAAAAATAAAAAAAGTTTTGTTGACATTTGGTTTTGTTTATGGTATAATTCACGCCCGAATCATCATTGACAAAATTTGTTTTTTGGTCAATGTTTTTTGTCAATTTTGCCCCGCCTGAAATGGTCTATTTATATATGTGTAGTTGTATTTTTTTTTGTTTTTTTATATTATTTTATATCTATAATTTTTATTTTGTAAAATTTTTACACACACACGCGTTGACAAATTTTTTCTTTTGTGCGTGTTCGGAAACGCATACGCAAGGGGCGGGACGCGTGCGGGCTTTCCCGACACGGAACACGCGTAAAAACTTTACAAAATAAAAAATATAGCATATAAATACTATAAATAAAACCTGATTTTTGATGATAGACATATAGATTTTTTGATTTTTCTTTTACAAAATTCAAGTTTTTTTTAATTCAAAAAATTTTTTTGTCAATATAGTTGACAAATCGAAAAGGTATATTATATTATATATAATATAAACCGATGAATCAACCATAGACCATACACAAGGGGGTTGATTGTGGGGGTTGGTTGTATCATAGTTATGGTATATCATAGTTATGATATGATAATACGAATATGATATAACTATAATGGAATACAAGGTATAGGGGTAGTTAAAGTTAGTTTGGTTTTCGTTTGGTTATGTCCCCCTTTCCAATACGCGCCCAAAAAAACGAGTTTGTCAACACATAAAAAAAAATCGCGCCGCCAAAAAAAATCGACCCACATAAAAATTTTCCCTTGACATTTGTGTTTCAATGCGCTATAATAACAACTGAACAAAAGGAGCGTTCTATGAAAAACCCGTTGATAATCAACATACGGTGTTCCTGCATTGAGGAATACATCAACTTACAAAGACTTCACAAAGAATACACGCGTCAATTACGGACTGGCGAGATAATGTCAGTTTTCGTTGGTGCTGATATGGCTGTGCCGGGGGAATACGAAGTGGTTGACAAACTGCTTGAAAAGAAGAACCCGGTTCGTCAAGTGCCTTGCGTTGATTTTGGCAACAGAAAGGTATTCGAAGAACTGAAAAAAGAGATTGACGAAAGGTCCGTTGTTATGGCTGGCCCACAACCTGACGAAGAAATAGCCTTGCCGCAAGCGGTAGATGGTGGCGTGGATGCGATGGGAAATCCTCCGTTACCGGAGACGAAAAGGCCTTTGCCAGAAGCCTACGGTCAACCTGTTCCGCAACCATCCTTGCAGGACGTTGTTAAACCGGACCCTGATTTTGTTTTCGAAGACGAAGCCGCACCGAAGGAATCGTTTAACGAGCCTCCTTTTAGGCACGTGCCAGAAACGCTTGACAACGCTGTGCCGGCTTATGTTGGAACCGAGCCGTTTCAAACATTTGTCCCGCAAGAGTTCAACCAAGCGGCCCCAAGCGTAGTGGAGGAATCGGATGATGGATGGAACGGCGAAGACCACAACTACACCTGTTAAAGACGTTGAGGTTGAAATCATTGAGAGTGACGGTGCTGGACGGTATGTGCCGAATATGAACGCCTTGGAGCGTAAGGCGGAAAAAGACGGCAATCTGGCACCTGTCGTTCTCAATATGGAAGCGAACGGCGCGACCGAGCCTCAAATCGTAGATAAAGTTCTTGACATTACCGTGAGTGGGGAGTTAAAGAAAGCGATGGCGGCTCCCAGTATTTATGCCAGCGCAAGTGGAAAGACGATTTCTACTGCTGCGGCTATTGCTGAGAAACTGACGCGGATGGCGATGGCTGGAAATTTAGGTGCGATAAAGGAATTATTAAATCGAACCGAAGGAAAGGTTCCTAACGTTACCAAGAACACCAGCGCAAAAATCACTGCCACCGGTAGTTTATCTGAACTTATGGCTCGAATTGACAATAACAACAAGGGGTAATTATGGACAAGGGTATTTCTTTGTCAAACGGAGTTTGGCAAATCGACATCAAACATTTCAAAACCCATCGGTCCAGAACCGGTGTTGCAATAGGTGTGATGATGTCCGATGAAGACGAAGCGAGAGGTTTATTACCAATCGCTTTTGAAAAGGCGGTGGATGCCGTCAAAAAAGCAATAGACAAACAAGGAGTGAAAAATGTCTGCAAACAAAAAAACTGTTAAAAAACCTGTTATCAAAGTAACCGATGAAGCGAAAAAGTTAGTAAAATCAAAGACTTATGAGAAAAAAGAAGAAAAAGTCTTTACTGAGGACCAAATTTGCAAAATTGCGTGTATGGTTTTTATGTTAGAATCGCAAGTTGCGCGTATGGTATCTGCGTGTGGGTTATATTTGGGCGATGAAATCAACAAGCACGACCTTTTGAAGGAATACGGGGCTGTTGACCGCACTATGCGTCGTCTTACCAAAGATTTCCACAAAGAAATCGAAGAAACGATTGGCAAGTTCCGTGTTTTTGCTACTGACGAACAGGGTTCTGTTGAAATCAAAGACGGTGGCGTTTATGCGACGGAAAACGACTAAGCGTTATTGGTGCAATCGGTGCGGCTCTTACCAGACTTTTGCAGTTTGCCAAGGTATGAGCCGTGCCGGCGACCACGGTTATTGTGAGACGTTGGTATGGTCTTGCGATAACTGTGGTTTTTCGTCATTTTTACCACCGAAAGAGGAAGGAAATGAACAAAGAAATTCAAGTAATTCGTAATAAATTTTCGGGTTACCCCGACGTTCCTGCTATGCTGAAACAGATGGATGGTTGGACTGCCGAAGAAAAGTTTATGAACCAATTTTGGCGGTTGAACAACCTCTACAAAATCGTCGATAAGACTTCTAGGGTTGTGACTTTTGTGATGAAACCCGAACAAGCGGACCTTTATTGTGCCATCCGCAAGCATCCGCGTCACGTGATTTGCAAATCGAGACAGTTAGGTTTCTCGACTTTTATTCAGATTTTTTACCTTGATTGTGCTATTTTCAATTCGAACGAAAACGTCTTTATCATCGCTCAGGACAAAGACGCGGCGTCAGCAATTATGGAAACCAAGATTAAATTCGCGTATAACAACCTGCCGCCGGAAATCAAAGAAGCCCGGAAGGTGGTTAAATCGAACTCTGATGAGTTCTTGCTGAACAACAACTCCAAAATAACCGTTACGGTATCTGCCCGTTCTGCTACCGCAACCCGCATCCACTCGTCCGAAATGGCGAAATCTTACATCAAAGACCCTGAAAAGACCCACGAATTTTGGACCGGAACCTTACCTGCCTTGATTCCGGGCGGAACTTGTTGCATCGAGAGCACCGCCGAAGGTTCGAGCGGGGACTTTTACGAAGCCTACAACGACAAAGCGATGGACAACCCGCAGGACCAAAATACTTTCCAACGCCATTTCTATTCTTGGTGGCGTTCGCCTGAATTTACCAGCGATAACCCGCCTCCGGGTGGTTTCGATTCCGATTTGCGGAAGTATTTTATGGAACTGGAAGAAAAATACGACATCCATCTGACTGAAAAGCAAAAGAACTGGTATGCGGCGATGTCAAGGGTGCTTGGGTTCAAGATGAAACAGGAATACCCGACCGTCGACAAAGAAGCGTTTGAACAAACCAACGAAAGTCAGGTTTGGGGTCGCCCGTTGGCGATTATGCGTGCAAATGGTCGTGTCAAGAACACCCCTTATTTGCAAAACTACCCCGCTGTCTGTGCGTTCGATATTGGACACTCAGACCTTGCGGCCTGTTGGTGTGCCCAGTATGTCGATGACGAGTGGCGTATCTTCGGGTATTTGGAAATTCGCAAAGGCGACATTTCGTGGTTCTTGGAAAAGTTTGCCCAGCGCAACTGGAAATTCAAAACGATTTACCTGCCCCACGACTCTGAACACGGTTCGTTCAAAGACGGCGACAGGTCTTTGGCATCCGAGGTGCGAAATTGGGGTTACAACGTGGTCGTAATTCCAAAGGCGACCGATAAATTGCAGGAGGTATACTTTGCAGGGAAGTTTTTGTTGGAGTGCAGGTTCAATGCTGACCCAGAATCAGGTGTTCCTGACGGCATCAAAAGACTTGAAAACTATCGTAAACGCAAATCAGCCGACGGCGGTTATCTTATGGACCCATTGCACGATTCCCTTGGTAACTGTGATGCCGCAGACGCTTTTCGTTATCTTGCCGTAACGAGCGAGTTCACAAAAGACACGATTTACGAGGAAGATATGGAAGCGTATGTCGACGAGTATTCGGTTAAACCAAAAAACGAAAGCAGCGACCCGACCGGTTATTAAAATACTTGACATTTAACGCAAAAAATGGTATGATTGTGTCATCGAAAGGAGATTGCAATGGCTTATATCAGCGAAAAAGATAAAATTTTAGACGAATATGGTTTTGACGAAAGTGATTACCGCCAAATGAAAGACTGGTATGCCAAGATGTCGAAAGACCAAATTGCCGATTTAGATTCGGGAGAAACGGCTCGTGTTTTAAGGGCGCACGGTTACCCAGAAGAAGACTGGGGCTGGGAGTGGGGCGCGAACGATTTGCGTCACTCGTATAATTTCTACAAGGCGATGAAAGGCCTTGAAGACCGTGAAGCGGCGAAAGCGAGAGCCATTAGAAAAGAACAAGCAGAATTGAACGCCTTGCATCAGTTAGCAGACTCACTGCAATAGGGAGCGTGCCTATGGCTAAAAAACTTAAAATTGACGATATACTGAGTTTTCCAACCAACATTGCTCGTTTGTTGGACAACCAGCAAAAAGAAGGCATTTACGATTATTGCGACGTTAGGTATAAAGACCTTGTCGCAATTCGCACTCCTCGCAATGAAAAATTGCGTCAGGCGAACGAAGAAGCCTTGCAGATTTACAAACAAAAAGATTTTCCTTGGCCAAAAGCGGCTAGCGTTAAATACCCCTTGATTACAAATGCTTGCATCGACTTCGCTAGCCGTATATTTCCTGCCGTATGGCAAGACGGGGATGTGGTAAAAACAAAGTTTTATAAAACCCACCCTGATTTTCAGGCCGGCGAAAGATTATCTCGTTATTTGAATTTTTATTTGGCTGAAAAGGTGCCGGGTTGGGTTGACAACCTTGACAAATTGACAACAGCATACCCAATCAACGGGTTGATGCTGAAAAAGGTTTATTATGACCCTGAAATATCTGCTGTTCGTTCGGACTTGGTGTTTCCACAAGATATTTTTGTGCCAAACGAAGCAGCGACCTTGAAAGACGCCCCGTTCTTTTTCCAACGCTATGTTATCAGCCGTCGTAACATTATCGGCTTGATACGTTCTGGTGTTTGGGATGCCGAGGAAGACGATTTCAAACAGGAAGAAATGGGCGACAACGAACAGCCGACAAACGCTACGGTTCGTTCAGAAGACCGCACTCCATCTGCTTTTGCCGACGTATTTGAAGCGGTTGAGGGTTATATTTATCTTGACCTTGACAAAGACGGCTACCCAGAACCGTATATTGTGACTTTTGTTCCAAAGGTTGCAAAGGTTGTGCGTGTTGTGCCTCGTTTCCAGTCCGATAGTATTTTGGCGGATGAAAACGGCAAGATTTACAAAATTGAACCGGACGAATACTTTGTCGAATATCAGTTTATGCAATCGCCAGATGGCAGTTTGTATGCGCTGGGCGAAGGCGAATTGTTGTTGAGCATCAACCAAGCCGTTGATACTTCAATCAACCAGTTGATTGACGCTGGAACCTTGAACAATATGAGTTCGGGATGGATTTCGAAGAACGTGCGGTTGCAACAAGGCTCTGCGGCCTTCACTCCGGGCGAGTGGAAAACCGTCAATAGTTTTACCGGAAAGTTGCAAGAAAATATCTTGCCGTTGCCAAAGAGCGAACCCAGTGCAACCACATTTGAGTTATTGAAGACGTTGATTGACGCAGGCTCCCGTATTGCTGGTGCCCAGCAAATCAGCGATATTCAGATACCATCGAATCTGTCCGCTACCAGTTCGATGGCTATTATTGAAAACGGTATGACTGGTTTGAAATCGGTCTACAAGCGTTTCCATCGTGCATTGACAAACGAATTGCGTTTGATTATGCAGTGGTTGAAGAAATACCCAGATATTCAGGAATATCAAGCCATCGCAGGCGAAGGTGCTACAATAGCAGATTTTGACCTGATTGGCTTTGTGATACCGGTATCTGACCCGAATATGATTACCACAATCAGCAAGGCGACAAAGGCCCAGCAGATTATGGAAATGGCAACACAGAATATGATACCTATGAACAGCGCAGCGATTGCGATTTGTGATTTTGCAGGTATCGACCCAACGACAGTCATCCCGCAGGAAATGTCCCCGGGCGAAAAGATTGCGCTGGAACAACAGTTGGCCAACTTGGACCTCACAAAAGCCCAAACAACTCAGGCTCTTGCGATGGCATTGCGTGCGAAAGACCAAGGAATCGGAGACCTGTATCGTGCCGACACCGAAGGTGTTGCTCGTGCTGGTCGTGCGGTTGCCGATGTTCGCAACGCAATTACCTTCAAAGAAGGCGAAAAAGTTTCGCCGGAAGTTTTGGCGAAGGAAATCAACGCCCTTGCCAAGGCAACTGGTATTTCGTTCTCTACACCGGTCGGGCGTCTGCTTGGCGATAAGTTGATGCAGTCGATACCGCAAGGCGTTGAGGGCGTAGAAGACCGTCAAGACAACGATGTCTCTGCTACCTTCAAGGAAGAAAAGACAACGGAAGACGGAATTAAACCGTAAAGGAACTATAAGGAGCGTAAAAAATGAATAACATAATCACAGCCGAACAATGGGCTGAGTGGCGTTTGAACCCTATCACTCAGGCATTTATGAAGTATATTCGTCTGAAAAGGCAAGAAATTGACCGTCGCAAGATAGATATGCTTTCTGGTCCGGCCGAACAAATCAACCCTTATGAATTGTCTGTATTTAACGGCATTTCCCAAGCCTGTAATGGTATTCTTACATTGGAATTGCCGGTAATGATGAGTGAAACTCACGCATTGGAAGACCTGACAAAGGACTACAAGCGTATGTTGAAAGAAACCTTGGGGGTTGATTTATGATGAACACTTATGACTTGTTGATGGTGCCGACCGATAAGGTCGATGACATCATACCATACGATAATCAAATCGTAATGAAAATTGAGTTCCCTAAAACCAAAACAAAAAGCGGTCTTGTTTTAACAACCGGAACCGGTGTGCAACGCGAAATAGCGCAACGTATTATCGGTAAAGTTCTTAAAATTGGGCCAAATGTTGAGTTTTGCAAAGTTGGGGATGAAGTGATATTTGCGAAATACGCAGGCGTTGTCGTATCTCGGAAAGCGGAAGCGACCGAGGGTATGGGCGAAGGCTGGGAAGTTCGCATAATAGACGAAAAGAACCTTGTCGCTAGATTAGCGAGAAAAGAAGAAAAAGGAGCGTAAAAAATGAGTGATGATTCAATTCAAATAGAATTTACAGACGATGAATTAGAAGGCAACGTCGTAGATAACGACCCTGCCTCGTTTGTTGGAAATGAAGGAGCGGGAAATGACACGCAAACAATATCTCAAAAAACAGGTAGCGGGACAGAAACGTTACCAGAAGGAAATGAAACACAAGGTCAAGACGGTGGCGATACAGAAGGTGCGCCTGCCGGCGGAGATACCGACCCAGAAAACCAAGATGTCTTTCTGGCGCAAACTGATGCTGACCTTGCGACTGCTCACGGAGTAACGGAAGACGAAATCAGATACGCAAAAAGTATGGGTTGGTCGCCTAAGGACAAGTTCCGTGGGGACCCGAAAGATTGGAAAGACCCAAAGGCGTTCATCGACATTGCTGAACAATCTGCACCAGTGATGCGTGAACGGTTGCGTGAAATGTCTAAGAAAGTGACGGAAATGCAAAAGGCTTTCCCGACTATCTTGGAAATGCAGAAACGTGAATTGCAAAATAAGGTCGACACCTTGACAGCGACAAATGAAGCACTACAAAAAGAATTGGAAGATGCTCACTTGATGGCTGATTCAAGAAAGGCAGCAGACATAGTTGAAAAGTTGACCGAAAACAAAATCAAAAAAGCCATTGTGGAAGAACAAATCAAACACGTTGGCGAAAAAGACGGTTTGGCTCAGTTGGCTGGACAACAGCAAGAAACGATACCGGAAGGTATTGACATCGAAAAAGAACGTGCTTGGCGTGATGCTATCTTGCCAAAATTGACTTTGGAACAAAGAGAAATCTACGACCAAGCCGCTCGTTTCGTTGCGTTGCCGCAAAACGCTGATAAGACGACAAATGAACGTATTGCGTATATCGAAGGCAAGATATTCGGTCGTCGCTCAACACCAACGGTTGCGCCGGTTGCTAGACCAACTACAACAGATATGACAAGCGGTGTTCCTGCTGCGAGAAACGAATATGAAGGGTGGGACTCTTTATCTGCGGAAGAAAAGAAAATCGCAACCAGCATCATCGAAGACACCGAGTGGTATCAAAAGAGAGAAACTGACCCGAAGGCAAAAGCCCAGTGGAACGAGTTTAAGAAACAATTTGCAAAACAAGGAGCGTAATATGACACCAGAAGATAGAAACCAAGCGGCTCAAATGGCTGCACAGGCTGCATTAAAACAAAGCGCGGAAGACGCCTATCAAAAGAGATTGGCTGAAAAACGTGCCGCACGTGCGAGAGTGTCTGCGGTTGGTATCGACAACCCGTTTGATATTCCTGAATCATATAAGGACCCAAGATTCCATTATATGATTGTGAACGATTCTCCGGGTCGTATCAACACTTTCCAAGCCCGTGGCTACGAATTAGTGACAGACCAAGCACTTGCTAACTACCTGAACCAAAAAGCAGGCGACCCAATCAAGTTTGCTACTGGTATGCACAACCCTGCGTGGGCTTATTTGATGCGTATTGAAAAAGAATTGTTCGAAGAAGATATGGAAGCCCAGCGCAAAGAATCAGAAGCCAAGATGCAAGCGTTGGGTATCGCACCAAAAGACTTGGAGTTTGCACAAGACGCACAGGTCGAAGGCGTAAATCTGAAAAAGAACAAGATTGTGACAGAATAGTATTCTGTTCATCGCTGCATTATTCTATTGACTTCTATTGAGTTTTGTGTTATAATGCAAGCGTTGTCCAAAGACATTTTACATTTGTTGCATTTTATGTCCTTTACCTCCCCGTGTTGCTTCCGGGGAGGGTTTCTTTTTTGCTTGACTTTGAAGTCATTTTGTGTAATAATTGCATTTGAATATAGAGTCATCCCCACCTTGCGGGCTAAATAGGTATGTGTTTTTGAGTCGGTAATAATCTAGTTTAACAAAACTTTAAGGAGAAAACTATGTCTAATGCTACAAAGACATACGGCTTCGTTCCTTACGGCAGTATGGACTCAAAAGGTTATGGCGGCATCCGTCCGTATTACATACCTGCAACTGACACCCACGCTGTTGGTATCGGCGACGTCGTGACGCGCACAGTTGGTATGAACGCATCGGTTATCAACAACCACGCTGTTGGAACTTTACCTTGTGCCGTTGTCAATTATCAAGATGTTACTACTGCAACTGCCATTACTGGTGTTGTCGTAGGTATCGAACCTGAAAACCCATTTGATTCTATCGCAGACCAAGGTGCAGGCAACAAAGCCCGTGTCGTGTATGTGATGGTTGATACAGACGCTGTCTTCAAAGTATGTGCAGAATCTGGTCAAACAGTCAACGTGGGCGGAAACTGCGGCTTCGATTACGTTGCTCCGGCCAATGGTCGTTCCAATGTTACATTGAAGGGAACCGCAACAACCCAGGGCTTGCCATTTAAGGTAGTCGGTGTTGTGACTGACCCGAACGTTTCTGATGCAACAGAATACTTGGTCAAAATCAACAACTCTACCGAAATGGACTATGCTACCGGTATAAATAGTTAAAAAGAGGTGTTGATATGACTATGAATTTAGGCTCATTTCCAAGACTGCTTGAACCGGGTATTCGTTCCTTGTTCGGCCAATCTTATCGTGAACATCCATCTTACATAGCGAAAATCTTTGAAAGCCGCAATTCAGACAAAAATGCTGAAACTTCGGTTCAAATCACTGGTTTTGGCTTGGCACGCAGAAAAGAATCTGGTGCTGAAATCACGATGGACAATTCCAAACAGGGTTACAGCAACCGCGTTGCACACACAGTGTGGGCGTTAGGTTACCGTATTACTGAGGAAGCGCGTGACGATAACCAATACAAACAGACGGTCAATCGTTTGACTCCTATGTTGGCTAAATCTATGCGGACAACCAAGGAAATTGTTGGTCACAACATTTTGAACGGTGCGTTCTCTGGCCAAACATACGGCGACGGTGTTGTGTTGGTATCTGCAAGCCATCCGACAGAATCTGGTAATCAGTCGAATATCGCTGCTACTGCGGCTGATATTTCTGACGCTGCATTACGTGCAATGTATTATCAAGTTCGTCAAGCGAAAGATGATAAAAATATACCAATCGACTTGGGTATTAAAAACATCATCGCTCACGTGACCAAAGAATTGGAAATCAAGGAAATCTTGAAATCTGACAAATTGGTCAACACCAACTATAACAATATCAACGTTTGGAACAACGGTATGATAAAGGGTGTAATCTGCTCTCCATACTTGACTTCTTCGTCTGCTTGGTTCTTGCAAACAGACTGCCCGGATGGTTTGATTGCTTACAAACGTAAAGCGTTGACCATCGACGTTGATACTGATTTCTTGACGAAAGACGTTATCGTTACAGCGCGTGAACGTTATTCACACACCTGCAACGACTGGCGTGCTATCTATGGAAATGCTGGTGTTTAATCGGTCCTAAAATCTAGGGTGGTCTCTTATGTCTCGTTTACCATACGTCAAAGGCGAATATAAAGTTATGTGCGATATATGCGGCTCTGTCCGGTATGCGAGCGAGACCACCCTGAATTGGAAGGGCGAGAGAGTTTGTAAAGATACTTGCTGGGAACCACGAAACCCGCAAGAAATGCCAATCATAATACCAAAAGAACAAAGAACCGTGCCAAACCCACGGCCTTGGAAATTAAAAGAAGAAAAGTCTCTGACAGATTGGTCTAAATTATAATAGGAGCGTTCAATGTTAGATACGGACAGAAACCATTTAATCGCTTGTGCTTTTCGCAAAGCGAACATTACCAGTTTAGAATCTGACCCAACACCTGCGGAAATCGAAGATGCCGCGCATACATTGAATATGATGCTCCAATCGTGGAACAATGACGGTTTCCGTCTATTCAAGATTCATACCGGCTATATGCCGATGATACCCCATAAAAAAGAATACTCTTTGGCGACTCAGGCGTATAAAAGCATTGCTGGGTCTCCATTGGTCCGTATTGACAAGGTTGGGGCTACAAAATTAAAAGTTTCGAACATTAGCGAAATCTCCGTGATGCAAAAGTTTGTCGCAGTTGATAATATAAGCAGCACACCTACCGTAATTACTAACATTGACTATGCCACAAATGAAATAACCCTTGCTGTGCCGTTGGAATTTAGCATCACAACGACTACCGCATTGTTTTATGGCGAATTTTTCGCAGGAATCACACCTATGCGGACATTTGCTGGTTCTTTCAATTCATTTTCCTTCGATGATTATACGGTGGCTCCTACGGTTGGCGACACAGTGTTCTTTTGTTATAACGGCGTTTGGACCAAAAAAGTCATCTCGTTGGTCGATAACCAAAACAAAACAATAAGTTTCTCTGGCTCATTGCCAGCAGGGAGTATAACCAACCCGTTTATTGCGTTCGGGAGCAAGTTGATGTTTGCTACCCCTGTGCAAGATTACCCTGTATCGCCTCGTTGCGTGGTTGTAGATGAACTTAAAGAACCTTGTGAGTTTGTCGCAATACCCGTAGAAAACGGGCAAGAGAACGTTTTTAAGGTAGAAAGTTGTGACTTAGTCAATAAGAAAATCTACTTAGTTGAGTCGGTTGACGAAAACGCATTGGGAGAATTGGGCGAAGAAAGAATCGAAGCGACAAATAAGTATTTGACCCAAGAAGAAGTTACGTGGTCTGATTTGTCGGGAATTATACCGGTTACAGAATTAGACTGGGGTTTGATTACAGATTCAAGCAACTTGCAAACAGATGATTGGGGCAATATCGCAGACCCTGCCACAACCTTGGTTGATTGGGGCACATTGACTGGCGATGCTACAATCATTGGCTATTCTGAATCGAACAATATAAAATACGTATTGGTGGAAAACGCCGATACGCACGCAAGATATTTGTTGTGCTACGCTAATAATTCGTGGCAAATTGTCGATTTGGAAACATACGGCTTGCACACATACAATTTATACACCTTTGGCGGAAAAACATATTTGTATGATTCAGAAAACGGGCTGTATTTGCTGAACCAAGATATTTTGACCTTGGTCTATGGCATAAGCGGTATTGAAAAGATAATTCAATATCGTGGTAATTTGTATCTTGTGTCGCCAAAAGCAATAAATACAATAACCCGCACGGTTACGGAAACAAAAGATATGGCGACATTTGGTGCCGTATACACCATAGAGTTAGACAAATTAGACAACCCTGCGGAGTTCAAGGAAAGATTATTCATCGGTAAAACCGATACGTTTGTCGGCGATATGATGCACTTTATGGATGCTGGCGTTTATGCCGAAAACCGTTGCGTGATTGGCGACCGCTTGATGAATCTGAACACGCAGCGTTCTTGCAGTTTTACGCTTGACGGGCATACATTTTTACCAATGCCTATGATGTTATCGGCGCAAACGGCGTGGGGCTCCAAAGACGGCTGTGCGTTTATCGCGGTTTATGGCTACCTTGTCGATGGCGTAGTCGGCACACAAATCTTTACCGCAAATGACTTTAACCCGATTTGGACGCCGCAAGTTATAGTCCCGGGCAGAGTGTTCGATATATTCTTCGACGATAAAAAGGCGTATTTCGTCTCTGACGTGGCTGTTTTCTCTTTGCTGTATAGTGACAGCATAGTAACAAAAGAGCCTACTCTGGCGTATTTATACGGCAAACAGATAGGTCGCCCACAGTCGATTATGAACACAATGAAATTGAGTTTAGTCAGTTTGATGCAATTACCTATGAACTCTTTGGCATTGAAAGACTTTTTATTGTTACCAGTTGAAACAAACGGCGAACCTGTAAACTACTGTTTCTTCCGTGATGCGAAAGACGGAAAACTGATGGTTTGGGGCACGCCAACAAAGTTTGGGGAGTATCTGAGGTTCTCGTATGTTGAACCCATTACGCTCCTGAGTGATGCACGCAGCACCCCAGATTTCCCCGAAGAATACTATGAAGCCGTAGAAGATGGGTTAGCGGCACAGTTGGCCGCTCAATACGGTGCGCCACTAGACAGACAGCAAATTTTGGAAGCAAGGGCGAAGGAGAGCAAAGAAAACGCTATGTTGCACGATAATGAAGATGAATCGTATGACATAACGCCAAACCAAAGGTGGTTATAATGAATCTGCAATTACCACAGCAAACATACCAATCTCGTTCAAAACCGTTTAGTTCAGAACGTTTGCTAAATATGCTCTTTGAAAAAGCCCCGGGTTCTAGTGCTTATATGCTTATCGGAACACCCGGTCTTAAAGAATACTACGATTTGGGCGGGAATCAGCCTATTTTGGGTATGATTTATTTGCGCGATTTTCTAGTATATGTGACAACCGATATTATTCGTGTAGTTTATAAACGCCCTGACACGGGCGACGTTGTCGAAGTCGTATCGAAATACTGGGCTACGGAAGGGTGGACGCAACCAACTGCGCCAGTGCAAATGGTGTGCAACGGCGATACAGTAATGATGTTGAACCCTGACAACAAGAAATTGTATTTCGTGGACCTATTCGGCGAAAACTCCCTAGACCCGACAAGTTGGAATATAGCGAGTGTCATTACTCCCAACTCCGATGCACAATACACTTCCATTGCGTATATCACAGGTGTTTTTGTGTCCGCTTGTCAAATTACTGGTAATTCTTATATTCAATACACGGAAGTGCTGGGCCACGAAATGGTGTATTCGTTCCAGTTGGACACTGAACTTACCAATCTGTCGGCTCTGGCGTCGAATATGCGCGAATTGTGGTGCTTCGGCGCGAATAGCATCGAGGTTGTTGCGCCTACTGGGGAAGCCGATAATGACTTCTTTGCCCACGTGCCGGGGGCCTATGTGAACCAAGGCTGCGTATTCAAGAACAGCATCGCAACACACGAAACGGTATTTTATTTCTATGCCACGAACGGTATGATATATGCCGCAGATAATTATTCGAGTTTGAAAGAAATCTCAACCCCCGCCCTGCTTGATATGATTCGCAGTTGGGGCACATTAGACACACAGAAAGAAAGAGACGGTGTTATTGGTCAGATATTTACGCAAAACGGCCATACTTTCTATCTGTTGAAGTTCAAGAAGTTTGGCAAGACATTGCAGTATGATATTACAACGTCATCGTGGGTAGAACGGGAAACCGGAGACGGTGGCGAGTGGGAAGGAGAATACGTGATACGCCGCCCTAACGGCGAAATGCTTGTGTCGAGCGGCACCACGGACAAACTTTACACTATGGACCCATTGGTTTATACAGATAACGGCGTGCCAATTTGCCGTGAGTTTGTGTTCGAAACCATCAAATCTGAGGCCAAAAGACGTATGTTTTTCTACAATTTGACCCTTGATGTCGATGTTGGTTTAGGGCCAAACGACCGAGTTATGCTGAGTTGGTCTGACGATGGTGGTTATACTTGGTGCGGGCAGCGTATGTTGCATCTTGGCGACATTGGCGAATATCGCAAAAAACTGCAATTCAGACGCTTAGGTTCTTCGACTTTACGCACATACAGGGTTCGTTTCTCAACGGCCAGTATGGTAAATGTGCTTAGTGCTGCGATGGATGCAGAGGAGGGCTTGGTATGACGACCACAATAACAAAAGGCATACCTTCTATTCATCAGCCAATACAAAAAACAGATGGCTCTATGGAGTTCATCTGGTATTTGTTTTTGAAGCGTCTTGCTGAAAAAGAAGGCGGCGGTGGAGGCGGTGGTGCTACGATTGAAGTCGTAGAAACCGTGACGAGTCAGCCCGGAAGTGACGCAGAAGTAGAAAACGTCGGGACTGACACAGATGTTAAATTGAAGTTTACGATACCACGTGGAAGCGAGGGTCCTACTGGCCCTCAGGGAGACACAGGACCACAAGGGGAAACGGGGCCACAAGGCCCTGCTGGCCCTCAGGGAGAACAGGGTATTCAGGGCGTTCAGGGTCCACAAGGGGAAACTGGCCCACAAGGAGAAACAGGCCCACAGGGTCCACAAGGGCCTACTGGGGCTACCGGTCCAACAGGTCCTACCGGTCCTTATTTTACACCCTCGGTTGATGCGAGCGGAAATATATCGTGGACAAATAACGGTGGCTTACCAAACCCGCAGACACAGAACATCACAGGGCCTCAGGGGGCAACTGGTGCTACTGGGCCAACAGGTCCACAAGGCCCTACGGGAGCAACAGGACCGCAAGGTCCACAAGGGGCTACCGGGGCCACCGGGCCACAGGGGCCGCAAGGGGAAACGGGGCCGGCCGGCGCAGCCGGTGCTGCCGCAACGATTTCTGTTGGCACAATTACTACGTTACCAGCCGGTTCTTCTGCTACCGTGACTAATGTTGGCACTAGTTCTGCGGCCGTGTTTGATTTTGGAATACCAAAAGGCGCAGACGGCCAAACTCCAACAGTCAACAATCCAACAATCACAATAACGCAGGGTGGTGTATTCAAAGGTTCGTTTACATTAAATCAAGCAAGTGATGACACAATAGCCCTTGACGCAGGCGGTGGCGGTGGTGGTCACGAAGTTGTGGAGTTTCAGGCACCGACAGTAGCAACTGGTTATAAATGGTATCGCAAGTATGCCGACGGTTGGGTAGAACAGGGCTTTATGAACATTATCGCAACCACAACAGTTCAAACTGCCGACTTGCCAGTAACTATGGCAAACAAGCAATACGCAGTATGGCTTGCTAAGGGTGGTGACAACGGGAACTATACGTATGCGTGGCCATATTCGGCGTCACAAGTTCGTTGGAAGACTAGTGCCGGGAGCACGCAGGCCGGTTGTGCGATAGTAGTATGTGGTATGGCAGCAGCATCATAAAAACCTTGACTTTTGGGGTAAAAAATAGTATAGTAAAGATAAGGAGAAAATTATGGCAACACAGGTTCAAAGACGTCGCGGAACGGCCGCGGAATATATTAGCAGCGGGTTCGTTGGAGCGGAGGGCGAATTTACTTACGATAAAACATTAAAAACAATTCGTGTGCACGACGGTTCTACAACCGGCGGTTTTCCTTTGTTAAAAAAGGTTACGTCAATGACGCCCGCGACCAAGTGCAAAATCACATACAACGAAGACGGTATTGTTACTGGTGGTGGCGACATCGAAATGTCCGACCTGCCATCTGATTTGATGACGACTTTTGTGCAAGCAAATGAAGCGATTACCCCTGTGCCGGCAGGTTATTGGAAGTGCAAAGTTCGTTACGATGCAAAAGGGTTGGTATTAGAGGGCGCAGATTTAGAAGTCTCTGACATCCCTGCAAACATACCACAATCAAAGATTCAGAACCTATCGGTAGATTTGGCGGGTAAAATGGACCAAATCAGCGTGGTTGTGCCGACAAATTCGTCTGGCACGATACAGTTGATAGACAATGCGGTCAACAAGGTCGTTTTGACTGGTTCTGCAACATTGCAAAGCCCTGCTGTGTCTGGCGATGATTTGGGCAAATTACATCAGTTGGTTGTGCAGTTGCATAAACCTGATATTGCCTACACGGTCACATTTGCTGACAACAAATACTTTGGGTCCAGCGCAGCACCTGATATTTCAAGCGTTGGGTTCTACAACATTTACTATGAGTTTGATACAACACAAAATGCGTGGGTATTAGGGGCGATACGTAAACTCACTGCTGCATAAGGAGCGGTTATGAAGATATTTAGTCAAGATTTAATGACTGCTATCAAAGAGTCGCAAAGAGACCCCGCTAATTATGTTCGCTTCGAAGTTTATGCCTATTACTTAGACGCTCAGCAAAACGAACAAACAGATGGTATAACGGTCACGATTACGGCCTCGGGTTACACACAAGGGGCTGGCAACTATATCGACGTGCCACTCGGCACACCGGTCACTTATACCGTAACTAAAACAGATTATGAAACCGAAGGGCCAACTACCGTGACGGTAACCGGTCCCGCCGTAAAACGCGTGCAAATAACAAATCTTCCTATGTGGACATTTACTGTCGTGCCAACTCCGGCAGATTCTACGGTTTCGATGGCTTCCGGTTCAAGAACTAGTAATACCGGCACAATCAGCGTGCCACAAGGAAGCACGGTTACTTATAGTATTTCGCATACAGGTATGGACTTTTACAGCGGGAGTCGCTTGATTCCTGCGTCTCCGCAAGACACAAACCCAATCACGATTGCCAGAACCTTGAACTCCACAATTTATATGGAAAGCATTGACCCAGCGGACGCTACGATTTCTTGGAATACAGGCGTTGGCGACCCAACATCTGGGCTGTCTTGCACTGCGCCTTGCACAAGTAGCGTCGTGTTGACAATAACAAAATCTGGGTATAATACGATTACAAGGAATTTCCCATCGCAGGCCGGCTACCTAACGACGACCAATCTCGGTGCTATTACTATGACAAAAAAGGCGTTGACGTGCACGCTGGCCTGCAACACCCCTGCCGCTTTAATTTCTATGTGGAAAGAAGAAAACGGCGTAGAGGTGCCAAATTCTCGCGTTACGGGCAATTCGCAGGTTACGATAGACTGCGTTGTCGATGACGATATACACTGGTCTGTGGAAAAACAGTATTACATCACGCAGACAGGGCATTGGGTAATGCAAGGGGAAGACAAAGTCTTGCCGCCTGTCACATTGCTGATTGACGATTATGTGGTAACGATTACCTCTGACCCAGCAGAAGCCTTGGTTACGATATACAACGGGTCATCTCAGTTAGCACAAGGTTGGGGTGGTGCGTCCGTCGCTGTCCCTGCGGGAACATACATAACCTATACGGCTGTTCTTGGTGGCGTCACAGAAACAGGAAACGCAACCGTTACGTCTAATTATACCGACCAACTAACTTTGAGTGCTATCGATGGACAAACGGTAAACGTTGTCACAATTTCTGGCACACAAACATTGCAATATGGAAAGTATCGCTTTGTGCTTGTTGGTGGTGGTGCCGGCGGACAAGTTTCTTCTAGTCAGGCAGATTCCGGTATACGTTCGTCTTCTGGCTCCAACGGTGGTGGCGGAGGTGGTTCCGGCTATGCTTTGATTCAAGAGGTTATGATTTCAAACAAGGCCGGGCAACAGGTTACGTTTAGCGTTGGCCAAGGCGGGACAACCAATCAGAACGGTGGAAATTCTTATATTGTTGTTGGCGAAGATACGTATACTGCATCTGGCGGGAAAAGCGGTTTTGCTACTGGCGGAACTCCTGAACAAAAGAGTTCCAACGGAGGGGACGGCGGGTCCGGCGGTGGTGGCGGCGGTCACGCAAAAACAATGACCAATAACCAAGATAGATACCCTGCTACTAATGGAGGGGACGGCGCGTATGCTGGTCAAAACGGACAAACTATGTTGTCTACTTACAGCAGTTATACGCAAACAAATAAAGGCGGAACGGGCTTTAACGGAACGTCTGGCACTTATGAAAGTAACCACGGAAATATGATAACAGCCATTGAAAACGGCAACCCGGGCGGTGGCGGTCGTGGTTTAACCCCGATGCAGAGCGATTTAACAAATACGGAATACTTTTTGTCACTGACAAATGTTCAGTTGTTGTATAACAATCTTGGTGGCGGTGGTGGTGGCGGTCCAACAGGTTGTCCTTTGATGAACGTTTCGATTCCGGCGGTTTATGGTGGCCCCGGTGGTGGCGGCGGTGCGTGGACGGATGGCACTGCTGGCATTGCTGGTTCTCCCGGCACAGGCGGCACAGGCGGTGCTGGCGTTATATTATTTATGCGTATAGCGTGGAGTTAAAATGAAGTATGTCTATCTATGTGGAGCGATTTGCCTTATACTGTTCGGAACGCATTTATATGCGTTTAAGACGGGCTATACTGCTGGCGGCGATAAAGTCAAGTCCGAATTACTTGCGACTACGCAAAGACAAGCGCAAGCACTTACAGAAGCGAATAAGAAAATACTTGACTTTCAGAGGCTTATCGGTAATAATAATGACGAGTGTTTTAACAGGTTGTGGCCTAATGAAGTCATCGAGTCCGTCAACCCTCAGTTGCGTTGATATGACTACGTATGTGAATAACGCCAAAACCGCGGCACAAGTTATTTCTAGGGAGCGTTTGTGCGAGATGGCTCGCACTGGACAATAAGGAGAAGTTATGGGTGGTGTTGAATACCAAGTTACCAAAGTAGACCCGACAGACCCGCAGACAAGGGGGGCTGTGTATCAGGTCCACAAGGTCAGCGAAGAAATTGCCGCAACCCTAGGCGGTAAAGTTTATCGTGCTCGTATAATCAACGACCCGACAGCACCAACTGTTGCGGGTAAGGTTTATCAAATTGTTTTAATCGGAGACCCGTCAGACCCTGCTGTTAAAGGCAAGGTTTATAACGCAATTCTGACAGGTGGTTCAGAAGCAGTCGTAGTTGGCCCTGCTGTATCGCCATTAGTATTGCCCGATGCAATCGCAGATTCCCTGACCTATGTAAAAGCATTTGGTGGAACAGAGCAGAACGGCACACCAACCCAAGATGCACCAGTTGATATTGTGAGTAATAATGGGGTGTTGGGATTCCAAGATTCGGAATTACCATCTGAATATAGACGCGTTTTAGGGTATGCTTGTGATAATGACGTTTTGTGGCAAATTACCGGGTTCCACTTACGCGGCAGTGACACTATTCGTATATCGTTTAGCGTAACCGCCGCTTGTAATGTGTTTGGGTGTTATCAAGGGACAGATGCAACCGACAACTATGACTTATATGTTAGCGCAACAAGTGGAAGCAAGTATTTGCGTTATGGTGACGGAACATATTTGTCTTATTGGTCTTCGGCTAATATGGGACAAAGATTCGATGTGGTTTTCACACCCACGGGAACTTCCGGTATGCCGCAAGACAGCACTTGGGCACCGATGACTTTTGAATCTGCAAATAATTTACTTTTGGCGGCCACAACTCTGACTGGGACTTCGTCAAAACTGCGCGGTAATTTATATGGCTCTTTTGTAGTTGACGGTCGGTTAAAGTTGATACCGTGCGAACGGGTTAGTGACGGTGTATTGGGGTATTACGATACATATACTGGGACTTTTTACGAACCAACTGGCACTCCGACTTCATTAGGGTATGATTTCAGTTATTATAGTATTAAAACTTCTGGCACTGTGGAAACGATAAATGTCCACAGTAAGAATTTGTTTGATAAAAATATGCCAAATGTTTTAATAAACGGTTTTCCAAGAGATGATGGCACATTTGTTCCGCTAAATGGTTTTAGAACAGTAATTTATCCTTTGCAAATTGGGGAAACTTATACTATAACTAGGGTGACAAGTACCCCCACACAGGCATCAATGAGAGTGATTGCATATAATACACAACAACCTCAAAGTACAGACAATGGTGTAGTGTTATCTATCGGGACAGCGTCAAGTAAAACAGCAACAATAACGGTGCCCGAAGGTTATCCCTATGTTGCAACTTATGTAAAGCATTCTAATGATGTAATTTCTGATGCAGAATTGTTAGATGGTTTCCAAATTGAACAAGGTTCGACCGCAACAGAATACGAACCATACTTTGATGGTGGCACAGCGACAGCGGAAATGTTGTTAAAGGTTGGCAATTATCAAGACGAACAGGAAATACTGTCGGGGGCTGTCACGAGAAATGTCGGGGTAAAGGTGTTTGACGGTTCAGAAATAACCAGAAACGCTTCCTCGGCAGGAAATTATTATAGATATATTGCCGACAATGTTATTTCGGGGGTTAGTAGTATAGGAGCAACTAATGCTTATTGCACACATTTCTCTTTTAATACAGGTTTTTCTAGAATTTCAACCGCCCGTGGAACAGAAGTTGATTTTTGGTTTGACGTAAATACAACTTTAACCGATATGACAAAGTTCAAACAATGGTTAGCCGACCAAGCCACCGCAGGCACACCAGTAATCTTATTGTATCCATTGGCGACACCGACAACGGAATCTGTCGCAGGGCAGACATTACAAGTAACGGACGGCGATAACGCGCTGGAAATCACGCAGGCGAGTTTGGATGGGTTGGAATTGGAAGCGCGGTATGATGCGGCGGTCACACTAACCGTTCAAGAAGCGGAAGGCGCCAACCTTGACAACAAAGTGACGGTCACAATTCAATAAGGAGTAAGAAAATGGAACCAGAAGAAGTATTAGAACAGGAACCAGTGGTTGAAGAACCCGTTGTGGAACCCGAACCGGTGCAGATTTATACCAAGGGAAAATGGGAAGAGTTGGAATTTTTGATGCCACGCGAAATGGAAGTCGGAAAGACTTATCACATTGTGGTTAAAGGTCACTGCCAGTTTGCCGTGTCCGCAGAAAAACCAACTGCTGGTATTGCTACAAACGAAATAACCTTTACAAAGCAAGATGGGCTGAAACTTTGGATTAAAACAGGGGAATAAAAAATGGAACAATATCTATCTGAAATTGTTACCGCGTTGATTTCGATTGGAGTATCGTATGGTGCTATGAGAGCGGAGATTCATAATTTGAAACAGAAAGTTGATAAATACGATGCCGACCACGATTTGATAATTCGTTTAGATACGAAGGTGGACGGCATATCAGAAACTTTACAAGAAGTAAAGACAATGATGGAAAACAAAAGGAGTAAAAAATGAACTGGTTTATGGAAAACTGGGTAAATATACTGGCTTGCTTTGGTGGGTTGGTAGGCGCAGCATCTGCGTTCGTCAAAATAACACCAACACAGAAAGACGACAATTTTGTCGCATTGCTGGTAAAGATATTCAACTGGCTGTCTATCTTTAACCCGAAGAAAGACCAAGAAGTTTTGGACAAAGCAGAGGCTAAGAAAAAATAATGAAAAAGCGGTGGAAGAAACTTTACGGCGACAGATACACTTTCTGCTGTCCGTATTGTCTTAAAGAGTTCCCGTTGTCAGAAGCAACGGTCGAGCACGAACCACCGCTTTCTCGGCAAAAAGAACTAGGGCCGAGCAATACGATTTGGGCGTGTAAAAAGTGCAATAACCAAAAAGGCTCTTTGAACGCCCAAGAATACGCCGAGTGGAAACGCTTGGAGTTTATAAGAAACGGTGGGCTATCAAACCAAGGGAGGTAAATATGGCTTGCGGAAAAGGAAAGAAAAAATAGGAGAAAACTATGTATAAACTGAACATTGACCATTTGACAGAAGTCAAATACGAAAACACTCCTCAACACGGGCTGTTTTCAGGCACCATCGAAACCGACCGTGTAGTATTGGTCGATGGCGATGGTAAATACTTACAAGTTGACGGAAACTTCGGCACAGACCTGAAAATTGGTTTGGTTCGCACGTATTCTGCATCTCGTGATGAAGCCGAAATCGCATACAAAGTAGCAACAACCAGCGCAACGACATCTGCTGCTGTATATTGCTATGCTGATGTTATGGTGTTGCAAAGCAATTATGCCGATGTAGATGCGTTTGTTGAATACTTGGTTGACAATGGCGTTATCACGATTGACGATTATGTAAACCCAAAATATGAATTGAAAGCAGCGACAATCAAAACAGCAGGAACTGGTTATACAGCGGAATCTGTTGATGTTGAAGTTCCGGGCGAAGCAGGCGATACACCGGGTGTTGTGACTTGCACAATCACAGAAGGCGCTATCTCTGCGGTCGCGATTAAATCTGCTGGTTCGTATGAAACAATGGTTGCGACACAAGAGTTGTCTGTCACTGGTGGAACAGGCAAAATCACTGTCACAATGCAGGCGAAAGCGTAATGAAGTTTGTATATGCCGAGTGGTATAACAGGAGCGTAAGGTCCGGGTGTGTGAAGGAAGACTTCACACCTCAGGTCTGCTTTAATGCAGGTCAACTAATCGAGAAACTAAATGCCCTTGGGTTTTTGCCCGCTAGGGTATTTAGTTCCTGCCTACGAAGCAGACAAAGCCAGATACGCATATACAAAGAAAAAGGCATAACCGACGAGAGCAAGATTCCGTTCGGTTCTTGTCATTTGACAGGGGAAGCAGTCGATGTTGCCGACCCTGATGGCAAACTTGGAGCGTGGTTAAAAGAAAACAAAAAGAAGTTAGAGGAATTAGGGCTTTATATTGAAGACCTGAAATATACACCCGGCTGGTGCCACCTGCAAACACGGGCTCCAAAATCGGGCAAACGGTTCTTTATTCCTTGACTTTTAACGCATTTTGTGGTATCATCAACCCAAGGAGAAAAAATATGATTTCAGTAGCATCTCTTGGTAATAATTTAGGGAACGCGACGATGAATACGGGTGCTGGCACAATGGGTAGTGGCACAGATGTTCGTTATAGTCCGCGCAATTCTGCGATTGAATCTCAAATTAGACGTGCTGGCGAACAAAACGAAGCATATTTGAACGAAGCAAAGTCATTATATGAACCGTATGTCAATGCGGGCGTTTCTTCGTTAGACGAATATATGAAGTTGCTACTCGGTGGTGTAGATGGCCTTAAAGACGACCAGAACTTCCAGTCAATGCGTGACTTGGCAGAACGTAAGGTTATGGGCAACCGAGCGGTTTCGGGACTGTTGCGTTCTGGTGCGACAGCCTCCGCTTTGGATGATGCAGAATTAAAATTTGCCAATACATATTATGGCAATCGTTTGAATCAGTTGTTGCAAGGCGTCAACGAAGGGCATTATGGTGTTACGGGCACATCAAGCATACTGGAAAAACTTGGTGGCAACGCAACAGATTTGGCTTCTGCATTGGCGAATATACAGATGCAGAGAGAAGGAAACCAAGCGACTATCGACGCCGCACGTGCTCAGGCAGGTGCTACAACTTCTGCGGCAAACAAAACAGCCAATGCTACTATGGCTGCGGGCTTGGTTGGTGCTGTTGCATCGTTATTCTCAGACCGCAGATTAAAAACAGATTTGAAATTGGTCGGTAAGAGCCACAACGGTTTGAACATCTATTTGGGTCGCTACACCAAAGAATCTGGTTTGGATGACGGCAAACAGCACTTGTTCTTGATTGCTCAGGAAGTAATGGAAGTTGTGCCAGAAGCCGTAACATTGGACGAGAGCGGGTTTTATAAAGTCAACTATGGAAAAGCATTGGAGGCAGAATAATGGCATACAGTTTAGATTTTTCAGGATGGAAGGATGCACGCAACGCTATTGCGGCGTCTACTATAAATCAAGCGAACATCGCTGCGAATATGATTGCTAATAGAGCAAATACGTGGAATAAAGCGATTTCTGCTGGAATTGGTGCTGCTGGCCGTATGTGGGACAATTATCAGAAAAAGAAAGAAAAAGAAGAAGCCGACAAACTGATTGCGGCTAATACTGGTTTGTTGCCCGAGGACACTGCGATTGACCCAGCGCAAGAAGCGAGCGCAAACAACGCATTGCCGGAAGAAATGACCCCGGAAGAAGCCGCTGCACTGAAAAAAATGTTGCTTGAAAAATATAACATATAGGGAGTAGTCCTATGACGCAGGAAGAAATACTTACTGGTCTTTTGTCTGACGCCACAAACATAAACCCTGTAAGTTTTGCTGGGGGTTTAGGTTATGAAGCGGCACCAGACAAGAAAGGTGCAAACTTTGCTGATGTAGAAAATTTAGACCCGCACTCGCAACGGCAGAGACGGTCTCAGTTTACGCAAAACTTGATGTTTGCCAAAGACGCATTTGACTTTATCACAGGCATTGACCCACAAGCGTATGCTGGCAAAACAGCAAAACTTATGAACGACTACGACAAGGTTCGTATGGAAGAAGACCCAGAAGGCTATCAGCGCGATATGAACCGTGCAAAAGTATTATCACAGCGTGCGTCTGAAACTGACGACCCCGAATTAAAGCGCAAATACGGTATGGCCATCAAACAGTTGTTGCCTGATGAAACAGAAGGCTTGGATGACATAACTGCATCCACGTTCTTGTTCAGCCAAAGCGACAAGTTGCAACAGCAATTATTAAAGAACGCTGGCAACCTTGCTGTCCAACAGGCTAAGAACGCTGGTAGTCTTGCGACGGCAGGCGTAAAAGCCGACTCTGCTGAAAACGTGGCCAACATACGTGCTGACGCTTCAAGGGATGTCGCCGGCATCCGTGGCGAATACGACTTGCTGAAAAAGGACAAAGATTATTTGCGTGAAGAATTGCGTCAAAGAGGTATGAGCGAGCGTCAGGCAGACAAAATAATCGCAGATTATGAAAGAGAACTGATGAGGCAAGAGCATAGCGATTACCGCACTGAATATGCTGCCGACAGGGCATTAGAAGGCAGACAATATGCGGCTGATTTAGGCTTAGAGGGCCGTATGTATGCTGCCGACAGAGGGTATGAAGGCCGCGTCTACACGGCAGATTCTGCGTTTGACCGCAACAAATACACGGTTGACGCCAATATGTATATGAACGACGCTGACAACAGACGCGCTATCGAAGTTGCGACAATCAACGCAAACGCAAGAGTGCAAGCGGCGAAAGCAAAAGGCAATCTTGCTGGCGTAGATGCGTTGACCGGCGATATTGTGCCATCTGGCGGTGTTGTGGAAGCGGTCAACTTCATCGAAAACAACAGAGATTTGTTCTCGGCGACTAACGCGTTGCTTGATACAAGATTAGGCCGTGCAACCGGTGCTTTGAGTGATGAAACCATACAGGCTCGTGACAATGTTCGTCAGGAATTACAATCGTTGGTTCAGCAATCGGTTAAAAACTTGATGCAGTTGTTCCCGAAAGGCGGTTCTGGTGTTATCAACACCGCAACAGAACAACGGTTCTTTGTGCCTGTGGCGGAAGCGATTGCGTCGGGCGAAGCCAACAAGATATTGCCGGCTATTAAAGCGTTCTACGGACAAATGTATGACGCCTGTGCTGCGGCTGGCGAACCTGCTCCGATTACCCGTGCTGAATATATCAGGTTGATGATGTATGGCCAAACAAGCGACGGGAAAACACGTATTACTCGCGGTGGCGGAAATACACAGGCTTCGTCGCAGGGTAACACTACGGTAGGCAATTTTAGCGGTAAAGT